ACCTGTTTTTTCTGAAGCAGATCTTCTATGTGCCGTATAAGCACCATATGAATAACCACTTTGACCATCACCTTTAAAACCAATAATTGTATCATGTGAATGGCTTGGTATTTGATTTATTAATAAAGTATGTGTTTCCGCACCACCAGCATCTTTAAGATTCCTAATACTTATCCCTGATAATGATGAAGAATCATTGATACCAATTATTGTCCTGCCTCGTAAATCAGGAGTGTTGATAGTAACCATGTTAGATCCTGTTCCTTTTCTTACAATTGTTGAATTATTAGTATTAGCATAGAAAAGTGTTGATCCATCACATATTTGCCAGCCTTCAGGTGGAGTTGATCCATAATATGCAATAATAGATAAAGGTGGAACTAAATTATTCATAACTTGTTGTATCATATTATTAATAGATGTTGGTACTGGTGTATTTCCATCCATTACGCTAGATAATCCACCTTGTAACAGTACATTATCACCCACAGAGACTGAATAGTTAACAAATCCATCCATATCTTCATTTCTATTTATCCAAATATATACACCTGCAAATATTATCAGTGTAACTACTATTATAATTAATTGTATTTTTGAATTTGTTAAATCTATATTCATTCTAGCAAAACCTATTTAATCTATTCTAAATAATATAAACATTTTTTTTGAATGTTATACAAAGCGTTAAAAACACAGTTCTAAATTCACCTCCATATATAGAAGTACAGAAAAACACCACGTAAAAGCATTTAAAATGACTACTCCTATTCCTGAAAACCCAAATCAAGCAATCACCAAATCCGGCGTAACACTCTGCCTTAACATGATTGTTAAGAATGAGTCTCGTATCATTATCCGTCTGCTAGAATCAGTACTTCCTATCATTGACACTTATGTTATTTGTGATACTGGTTCTACTGATGGTACACCTGATATAATTCGCAAATTTTTTGATGATCGTGGTTTTCCAGGTGAAGTAATTCATGAACCATTTAAGAATTTCGGATATAACCGCACATTTGCATTAAGAGCCGCTAGAGGAAAAGCAACTTATGCACTTCTGCTAGATGCCGATATGATTTTTAAAATAGAACCTGGCTTTAATAAACAGGCACTTACAGCAGAATCATATTTAATTATTCAGAAGGGTGGTAATCTTTCTTATCATAATACCCGATTAATCCGCTTAGATATTGATGCTAAATGTATGGGTCCAACACATGAATATTATGATTTACCACCAGGATCCCGTGCAGATAAGATAGATACAATTTGGATTAATGATATTGGTGATGGTGGTGCCAAGGCAGATAAATTCGATCGTGATATTCGTCTGTTAAAACAGGGGATAGAAGAGGAACCAAATAATGGCCGTTATTATTTTTATCTGGCGAATTCATATTTTAATACTAATCGGCATGAAGAATGTATTCCATATTATAAAAAGCGGATTGAATTAGGAGGATGGAATGAAGAAGTTTTTTATGCACATTTGAATCTAGGTCATGCTTATATGAAAACAGATCAACCGGAAATGGCTATTTGCACATGGATGATTGGGTATAATATGCATCCTGTCCGTGCGGAAACTATATATGAAATTGCTAAGTATTATAGGGAAAAAGGTAAGACTAAGATAGGAATGGCATTTGTCTTGCTAGGTAAACAGATACCATACCCTAAGAATGATTCACTTTTTATTCATGAAGATGTTTATGAAACCGGTTTAGATTATGAGTTAAGTATTCTAGGTCATTATAATGGATATCCAAATTTACATAAAGTACTGCATCGTTTGATGAATAAAATGCATTATAGATGGGATAATTTACTTTCTAATTATAAATTTTGTTATCCTAAAATATCGCAGTTCGAATTAGCAAAGACCGGTGGTGTAATATTACATGATAAAATTAATATATGCGGGACAGTTTATGATATGTTTGGATCTAATCCTTGCATTTTTAAAGTAAATACCAATGAGGGACATCAATATATGATGAATATTCGTATGGTTAATTATCATCTTAATTACAATGGTAGTTATCATTTCCCAGTAGATGATGGTAAGATCGCGACAGTTAATCGTATATGGAAATTAGATGAAAATTTTAATCTAATAGGTGAACCCATTACACTTATACCTAGTAAGAATAATTTGCGATATATAGGTATTGAAGATTGGAAACCGTTTCCTTATGCTAGAGAAGGTTCTGATGGTAAGTGGCCTTTTGTAGGTACTATTCAGTCACAGCGGACGGGTAATATTGCAATTGGTTATGGTGTATTTGATTATGCTGATTGTAGTGTGAATGATTTAGATTATAAGGAAGTTGAAACACTATGGAATAAGGGATGTGAAAAGAACTGGGTATTCTTTGGTGCTGATTGTAAAGTAATTTATCAATGGTTTCCGTTGACTATTGGTAATATAGTTTCTAATATGAATGAAAGTAAGGGTGATATGATGTATTTGGAGATAAAGGCTGAGAAGGGTATGCCAGATTTTTTCAGGAATATAAGGGGGTCTACGCATGGATATGAGTTTGAGGATGAGGTATGGTTTTTATGTCATGCAGTAGAATATGGAACCCCACGGATGTATTATCATTTTTTTGTAGTCTTCAAAAAGGTTCCAGTAAAAAATAATAAAAAAGATGATGCAAAAGATAATGCAAAAGATAATGCAAAAGATAATGCAAAAGATAATGCAAAAGATAATGCAAAAGATAATGCAATGGATGATACAAAAGAAGAACAAAAGGGTGAAAACACAAATTATGAAAGAAAAAATAGTGAAAGAAAAAATAGTTATGATATTAAGTTAGATAAATGGTCGAATTTATTTAAGTTTAGTGAAGAAAAGATTGAGTATGCATTAGGTTTAATAGTGGAAGAGAAACGGATTATTATATCTTATAGTAAATGGGATAGAGAGCCAACTATTGGTGTATATGATAAATTTAAGGTAGAAATGGAAATGTTCTAGAGTATTATTTTTACAATATTTTTTGTTTGTGTTATTTTGTTATTTTGTTATTTTGTTATTTTCATTTTCATTAAATATAAATTATATAGATAAAAACATAAAAAAACAATTAAACTAGTTCCTCACTCCGACAAAACTAATTAAAATATGCCGGAACCTGTATTAAGTACTTGCCATGCATTGATGCCGTCTCCTAGATATACCATTGATGTACTTTGACCAGTTGTTTCAAATAGTAATCCTGTAGTGTAACCAGTTCCAACTAAGACACCGCTAGTTCCAAAATCAGCAAGGACGCTAATTACATTGCTACTTTTATTATTGAAGATTAGATTGAGTTTCTGTCCATCTATACCGACACTAACATTTGCCCAATATGTTCCGCTAGATACATTACTTCCAAAATCAAATAGAATTGTATCATTAGTTAAAGGTATATTCCATGTTGTGCTAGGTGTATATCCGCCTGGTTTATTGCTAGTTCTATATATGCTATTCTTAATATATCCACTAACTATTAATGAATCTGCGTTAGTATATACATTACCACTAGTTGCATTCAAAGTAATATCACCGGCTCCTTTTGTATCTAAACGAAGACCTATATCGCTAAGTGAACCTTTACAAGAAATTATAGGATCTGTTGATCCCGAAATATCTGCATTATTAATTTGTAAATAATTTCCTACACCACTATAAGTAGTATTATTTTTAAGTTCAATTAAGGGATTAATTAATCCGGAATTGCTATAATAAAATTTAGTAGGATCTGTTCCAAAAAAAATGCTATTTTGTCCAACTGCTAGATTACCACCTAGCGTAGGAGTTTTATCATTTATTATAGCTAGATTAGCATTTACAAATAGATTTGAACTGGCATTATAAATTATATATTGATTATTTTGCAGTGGATTGCTATATACATCTACATCAATTAATTCACGGAATTGATCATGTTTTGTAATATCAAATAAATCTATCCAATCTGTATCATAGTTCTTAAATTGTACTGTGTTATTACTAGAATACCGTAATCCTACACCATCTTGTCCAATATTGCTATTTACATTAGAACCATTCCAGAAATTGATATATCCACCTTTTACCACAATATTTGATGTTTCTAGAGGATATATATTTAATAAATCTTCTAGTTCATATAATAAATTGGATTTATCAATTATTATATTACTATTGAAATAAAGATATGGTTTATCAAAGTCTATACTGCTTACGTTTATAGGATAAAAATTACCTAGACTAATACTATTGATATCCTTTAAAAGAATTGATGCATTGGAATTTTTATTAGCATTATTTGTTTGATAACTACTTTGTGTTACTTTTAAAGTATTATTAATAGTAACATTACTTAATGCATCTAGCGTTAGTGAATTATTATTAATGCTTGCAATATTTAAATTTGTTTGATTTAGTGTTGATTGATTTTGCATTTTTATTTATTTTTTATTACTTTTTGCCTTACTAATTGTTACTTGTATATTTATTTAAGTGTTTTTACTAGATATGCTTTAACATGGATTTTTGCTTACAGTTATGGTGATAGTGATAGTGATAGTGATAGTGATAGTGATAGTGATAGTGATAGTGATAGTGATAGTGATAGTGATAGTGATAGTGATAGTGATAGTTGTTAA